TCTGTGATATTGGATAAGTATGTAACAACTGAGCAAGTAGCTCTTTGCATGGTAGCCGTTAAAGTGGCTAGGCTGATAGAAACACCTGACCATGATGACAGTTGGCAAGATATTCTAGGTTATGCCCTAGTAGGTTATGAGTGTGCTGATGCCAAGAAATAACTACATATTACCTGATGGGAATGTACAGATAAGTTTTAGTGGTGGTCGTACTAGTGCTTATATGCTTTACAAAATACTTGAAGCTAATAACGGCTTGCCCAATAGAGCTAAAGTTGTCTTTACAAATACTGGTAGGGAAATGAATGAAACTTTAGATTTTATTCAAGAGTGTTCTGATAGATGGAATATTCATGTTACCTGGCTAGAATATGATAATATAGATGGAAAGAATACTTTTACAGAAGTCAGTCATAACTCAGCTAGTCGCAACGGCGAACCTTTTGACAAGTTAATAAATAAATATGGTAGATTACCTAATGCTTTACAAAGGTTTTGTACTGGTGTTTTAAAGATACAAACTTCAGCTAAATACCTAAAATCATTAGGTTGGCATAAATGGAATCATGCTTTAGGCATAAGGGCAGATGAACCAAAGCGATATAAAACAGATTACAGAGATGGTTTTTATCCCTTCTATCCTATTTACGAAGCTCAAGAAACTCTTGTAGATGTAAATAACTTTTGGAACAAACAAATATTTAAACTGAATTTACCTATTGTTGGTGGGAAAACCTTAAAAGGTAATTGTGATTTATGTTTTTTAAAATCTGAAGCTCAGTTAGCCATGATAATGAAAGAAAATCCTAGTCGTGCTAAATGGTGGATAAACACAGAAAAAAGATTTGCAAAACAATTTAACAGAGATAGAAACCTGGAATCATTATCAAACTTTGTAAGCAGTCAACAAGATTGGGTGTTTGATCAGCAAGGTTATTTCTGTCAAGTTGATGATGGGGAGTGTACTGGCTGATGAAAAATAGTATTAATTTAATTAGGAAATATGCGAAGTCTTGTAAGACCAAGGAAAGATTTAAAGAAGTTGCTCTTTCTCTTAAAGTGCTTGGCAATAGCAATGAACATATGGCTGATGTTACTCTTGATGGTTACTGGGCATACTATAATGAGCTGTCTTCAGCTGAACAAAGAATGAGAGATGTTACACGTTTTGTACATGGCTATGTAAGTAAACATATCCAGGATAAATTATTTTCTTGACAGATTATTTCTCTTTTGTAAAATCAGCGTAGCTGTTCTAGCAAATCCTACGGCAACTATCAAAACATTGTTTTGTTTTCATAGTCTTAACGAATGTATGCAATAATAAAAATAAAAAAAATATCTGAGATTTGATAGCATTGCAATACAGTACATCTATGCAGTACAGTACTGCATAGATATACTTACATAGATTTGCGTTTTTTCTCTTTTACTTTTCGTCTTGATAAATTCTATACAGCAAAATAGATATTGTTTTGCTAATCTCAATATTGCCTGTTTCGTACCTGGATACAGTCATAGCATCAACACCAAGTAAATTTGCTAGTTCGTGCTGCGTGTATTGCAGCTTTTTACGGATAGTTTTAAATTGCTCTTTTGTCATTTTCATTTTAATATGTCCTTACCTTTGCTAGGTTAGGAGCTGCAATGTCATGTTTTGCAGCTCCTGTTTCTTCATGTAATTGTAATTTCTCTTTTATAAGTGTCATTAATTTAAGCTGATCTCTTGTATCAAGATCATTCAATATAAAACTAATTACCTTTTTATATTCTTTGCTAGTCATTTAATTGTCCTTTCTCTTTACTAGTTGTGCCTTTAACAGCGTTTTAAAGCTGCTCCAGGCGTGTTAATGTATAACCTAGTACTAAACCAGGCTATACAATGCTTTTGTTTACTGGATTAAATCCTTAGATTTATAGATTAAATTCCACCAAGTATATTCTTTGCTTACTGGATTAACAAAACCTATAGTAATTATTAAACCAAGTACGAATAAAATTAGATATTCTGTTATTTGTTTCTTAGTCATGTTAAACCTCGTATTTTGCATAAAGTTTCTTAAATGTATTACAAGCTCTATCAAAGCCGTATTTATTAACAGCTTGTTTAAATTGTTTTCTTGTAATGTTTCTATTTGTTTTTATGTCTTTTAATTGTACCGGATAATTCTTTTTAATTACCTTGTCATAAATAACTAACCAGCCTTTATAATAATCTGTTTCAAAATTATCACTTGTCATAATATCATTGTAAGTCATGTTCTTAGCCTTTCTTTTGTTGCTAGTGTTATGAGCTTGTAGCTCCCATATACTAGGAAAAGATCCTAGTATATAAGTGGTACAAGATTAGTATTTCTTTACCTTTTCAACGATTGTAGTTATTCCATTATGTTGGTAACATAGTAAGCAATTCTTGCATTGTTGACCGGTACAGTTTTGTTTCTCAATATGTTCATGTTCAAGTACGTTGTTAAAAGTTTTATCAAAGTACTTAGGCAATTTTTGCATAATGTTGGATATCTTAGAATTGCTATAAACAAGTATTAAGTTTTTTGGCTTGTCATTGTACTTGAAGTATTTTGCAATAATATCGTTTCGTTTCGTCCATAATGCAAAGTTACAATGCGGATTGTGAAAGGCTATGTTTACCAAGTTTATCAAGTGAGTTTCATTTATAAGCTCACCGTGTGCATTAAATCGAAAGAATGCATTTAATATTGTTGGTAGTTGATTATGTTCTAAGACCTTTTCGCTAAGTAAATCGCTATTACGTTGCAAGCTTGGTTGCATATTCTTTCTATAGCTCTTAAGCATTGTATGAGAATAGCACTTAGTGCAAATATTATCTGCTTTTCCGGATGCATTCTGTTTGATGCAAAATGAATTAGTCATTGTGTTAGTTGATATAGCCTGGAATCCGTCAAGCTTGCCAGTCATTTTTGAAATGTGTACGTTGTTCATGTTTATTACCTTTGCTAGTTGTTAATGTTTATTAATGGATAATAGATAGTTATTATTGTAAATATTCCAGATAACATAAGTATTAAAAAGAATAAGCCAGGCAAGTTTAAAGATAGTAAATAAAAACTTACAGGCAGCATTAAAAAGAATTGTGTTAATGCTATTAATAAGACTGTTTGATATTTCATTGTTTAACCTTTGCTAGTTGTTAATATACTTATAGTATATATACTTATTGTATATATGCAAGCATAAAAAAACAAAGTAAATCAATAACTTAGTAAATTAATTTTTTCAGCTGCTATTTATTAAAGTAAATATTTTATTGCTTAGAGCTGGTTTATAGTTTATGTAAGTTATGTAAAGGGAATTACATAGAATATATATTTTTATAAGCATTGAATGAAACATCTTTACGCGGCAAAGAATGAACACACGCAATAAAAATAATAGCACGCTATCACACGCAATAATTAAGGTACGGGGGGAGTGTTTTGCAAGGCGTGCCACCCAATCGCACCTGCGTCACTTTATATATGTTAATAGGTACTTCTAAACACACATGATAAGCAAAGCAAAACAAGAGCACATCATAGCATCCATTACAGACGGACACAGCCTAGTCAAGGCTTGTGCAGATGCAAAGGTCAGTCGTGCTACTTTGTATCGCCATATGAGCAAGAACGCAGAGCTAGATGCAGATGTTAAGACTGCACAGAGACAGGCTGCTGAGAAAGCACTAGAAGAGCTAGAGGATATGTACGGAGATGCTTTGCATGGTCGTAAGAGTTACGATCCTAATTTGTTGAGAGACTATGGGCACCATGTAAGATGGAAGGTGCAGAAGATATTACCAGAGAGATTCGGAGAAGCTAAGAACAGAACTGGCGTTGAGATCAGTGATGGTTCGCTAAAGATAGTTTGGGAGACTGGTACAGAGGATGCAAGTTAAGATACCATACAAGCCTAGAGACTTACAGGCTGAGATGCACAAGAACTTGAAGAGGTGGAATGTGCTGGTTATGCACAGACGCTTTGGTAAAACTGTGTTTGCTGTCAATCATATGATTAAACATGTGCTTACTTGTCCATTACCAAGACCAAGAGTTGCGTTAGTTGCTCCTACGTTTACGCAAGCCAAGAGGATTAGCTGGGATTATGTAAAGTATTATGCTGGAGTGATACCAGGCGTTACGTTTAATGAGACTGAACTAAGAGCAGATTTTCCTAACAATGGCAGGATTATGTTATTGTCTGGTGAGAATCCTGATGCCTTGAGAGGTATATACTTAGACTTGTGCGTCTTTGATGAGTATGGGATGCAGAATCCTAGGGTATGGGGGGAGGTTGTTAGACCAGCCCTATCCGATAGAGAGGGTAGTGCCATCTTTTTGGGAACACCTGCTGGGCATAATCATTTTTTTGATATATTGCAGCAAGCTAAAGAGCAGGGCGAGGAAGGCTCTGACCAATGGTACTGGAAGATTGCGAAGGCTAGTGAGACAAAGCTAGTTAAAGATGAGGAACTGAAAGCTGCACAGGTGCAGATGACACCAGAGCAGTATGAACAAGAGTATGAGTGTTCGTTTACGGCTGCTATTATTGGTGCGTATTATGGGAAGTTGTTGGCTGATGCTGATGATAATGGCAAGATTACCAGGGTTCCATACGATCCTGCGTTGCCAGTTCATACGGCTTGGGACTTAGGTATTAATGACTCGACTGCTATTTGGTTTGCACAGGTCTATAGAGGGGGTGCTGTTAATGTTATTGACTATTATGAGAATAGTGGCGTTGGCTTGGACCATTACGCTGAAGTATTGCGAAAGAAAGATTATCACTGGGGAGATCATCTTGCTCCACATGATA